TGCTACATTGACTTTTTCAATCATTTTTCGAAAGTGGCTACCTTCGGGAATCATGGTTGGGTTCTTCGTCCACATGACTTTAGCTTCTTCGCCAATTAAACCTTGATCTAATAAAGAACCAAATGGACAGGTCGTTCCTGCCCTCCACATCGCGTCAAACACACGGCCTGAAGGGTCGCCACATAATACTGAAACTGATGCCACGCGCAAACCGCTTTGCCCTAAAACCCTAGCTAATTTAATGCGCTCACAGTTCAAGTCTATTATAGCCTTACCTCTGGCAATGCCTAAGATCTGGGATTGGATTGCTATGGAGTTAGCCGTACCGCAAGAATCATTCTGGTTGATGTTTATTCCTGGAGCATTTGCCGTTCCCACAGATTTATCTATGACAGTTGAGGAAACTGTGTTAGTCTCTGCGGCTTGTGTTATAGCCGCGAAAAACAAATAACCAACTATAATGAAGGCTATAAGAAAACATATTAAAACAGTTTTTTTCTTAACTCTCATATTAGCCCATTCTAAAAAATATACTTACTAACATAGCAATAGTTGCGCTTAAACCAGTTATTAAAAACGCCTCTAAACGCTTGAGTCGGTAGAATACTTCTTTAAATTGTATATGGTTTTCAGTTTCTAACTTAGTAACTCTAGGTTCTAAACCGTCTACTCTTGAGTGAGCCTCTTTTGCTGTTCTAGCCATTATGATACCGATACTGTTACTGTTCCAATTGCGCCTGTTCCCAATAATCCAGAACAAGCTGGGACATTGGCTAGTGTTATTTTAACAAATCCTTCCAATTCATACAATGCCCCTGTTTCTAAACCAACATTATTCCCTGATTGTAGGTTTGTTAATGTTAATTTTGTTCCCCTTAAATCTCCAGGGTTTTGAACTTGATCTATAAAAGATTCTAATGTTCTAACTAAATCTGAAACATATACAGTATTTATTTCAGCAGGAGGCGTAGGTAGCCTTGGAAATGGGGTAACTGTACTCATTATCTTCTACCATCTGCGCGTAAATTTATTCTAGGGCTTCCCAACCTCCAACGAACGCCCGCACCTGTAGAAGAAACTTTCATAGCAAAGGATCTTCCTCTTAATCGAATGTCGGCTTTAGTTGTAAACTGTTCAAAAGGCACAGTAGTTGTTGATATTGCAGAAGAAGTCACAGTATCTGTTTCAGCTTGTCCATAGGAACTACCAGGGTAATCCTGCATACTTAAAGTTATGTTTACCGCAGGAGCTGCGCCAGATGTAGAAGACCCTTGAAATGTAAAATCTGGTATAATTCTATTAATAAACACCATTCTTTCACCTTCACCAACGTCCATTGGACTAGACTCTAAAGATGTTGTCATAGCAGAACCATCGTCATCATAACCAATTTCGTGATTGTATAAGTACCCGTCTTGCGCCCCAATGGGATACTGGTTTACGCCTCTATCCATAAATGCTGTTCTAGATAAAGTTCCGTAATACCAAACACCTTCACCGTAATTATAAGTAACATATCTATCGTTTTGACCATTACCGCCATTAGCAACTGAGTTAGTATCAGAACAATAAAACCAAGTTATTTCTGTAAATTCACTATTGTGAGAAGCATAAACTTTATCTTTTTGACTATAATTAAAATCAAAAAATACCTGTTCTTTTACAGTACATGGTAAAGCTTTAGTACCACCTTGATAAGTGTAAAAAGAATCTTGCCCCATCCAAAATATAGAATCCTCAATTGCAACCGCTGCATTTGGACCCATTATTGTAATACCAGTGGCTAATGCGTTTATACCAAAAGTAAAAGGCGGCCCTATAAATTGCATAGAGTGCAGAGAAGTGTCAGTAAAAACCATTATTTCTCTTTTTGTCTCTAAAGCAGTAACAAATTTAGAACCACTACCTATTCTTAAATCACCAGCAGTATTAGTAGCCGTAGGAGTCCAATCGATTAAAGACTCTGAGCTTGAAAAACGTATAAGAAGAGGGTCCTGAACTGCTGTACCTATTGTGTTTGCTCCAAAACAAATTACATGCCTAGAGTTGTCTGACACCATTACTTGTTTAGATATTGTAGGAGCATCTGAAGATCCATCTAAAGAAGTAATATTTACTGCTCTTGCCGCTACACCCCCACTTTTATCCCAATAATAAACTGAACTATCTCTAAGATTTAAAAGTAAATCTTCACCAAAGTTATCTTCGTTCCACAAAGCAAGCTCAGTTTCGGTAGTAACATCTGCGGCAGAACTCCAAGTTCCTCGTTGCCAAGTTCCAGCACCCCAACCCGTACCTCCAACTTGAGTATCTAGTCCGCAATCTATTTGAAAAGCAGCAACAGTACTGCCCCCGCCATTGCCCGTATCACTGCCGTTACCCGTAACAGAAAGGTTAATTGTAAAGGTATTAGGAGTAGGGACACTAATTATTTCATATTCTTGGTTAAGTACTGCGGCTGTAACATTTCCTCCTAAAGAAGCCGCATCGCTAAATGTAACAAAGTCACCGACATTAGCACCATGTGAGGTGTCTGTCACGGTAGCTACAGTAGCGCCATTAGCAACTGCAAAAGTTGCTTCTCCAGTAGTAGTTAATCTAATAGGAGTAATGTCATTAAAATCAGCACCCTGTACAACGTAATATTTTATATTAGTACCCATTCCTATAAACTTAGTTCCACTTAGGGCTACCCAAGAAAATAAACTTCGAGCTGAACCAAGATAAGTGTTAGTTGAGTACTTAACCCAACCCCCTATTTTTTCAGGAAAACCAAATCTAAATCGAACTTTATCGCTATCTACCCATCCACCTTCATTGCTATATGAAGTAACATCTCTATTTATTCCAGGTCTATATTGCAGTTTCTGTATAGGCATTAAGTGTACGCTCCATTAATAGTCCCAGAGTCTGTACCAATGATTGTGTAAGCTGATACACCTGAGAAAGTTACAGCTCGACCAGCCGCTCCACCTGCTGACCCAGCGGTTGGGCCGGGGCTAGTATTTCCGCTACCTCCTGTTGCTCCTGTTGCACCAGCCGTTCCAAAGGAGGAGGCACCGTTTCCGCCTGTACCACCGCCACCTTCGTTCGAATCAGGCCCTGCTGGAGAAGAATTTCCGGGTACACCAGCCGAACCATTTGTCTGTGATTGACTGTAGCCAATTCCTCGACCCCCAGCTCCACCAGCTCCTCCATCTTGGTAATAAAGATTACCACCTCCAATTCTTACCCCTCTGCCGCCTTGACCCCCAGCACCGCCACCACCGCCACCACCTGAGAGGGTGGAGCCTGAAAGCATGTTAATAGTAACCCCAGTAGATTGAACCGTCATGGCTGTTCCGCCAGCACTTCCAGTTGTTGTACCTGCAAATGTGCCGCCATCACCACCTGTTCCTTGAATGTCACCAGAGTGGTTTATAGTTAAAGTACCACCCATACTAGCTGGGACGGTTGTTATACCTAAGACTACACTAGCACCTACAGTATATATTTTGGGGACCGTGGCCGTCCAACTTCCCGAAGCGGCACTCTCAAACAAAGTTTGTAAATTAACACTTGACGCACTAGACGCGGTCACACTAATTTGATTAACTGCGCCGTAGAAGTCTGACAGTGCAACTGTACCAGAGGTTGGAACATCCGTATTATTTGTGGGAACCAGACTGCCACCCCTGTAATATTCGCTTATAGAAATAGGGTTAGAACCGCCAAACTCATCTTGTAAATCTTTAAGGTCTATGGCTCCAGAGGATGGTACTGCCATGTTTTACTTTCCTTCTAATTCTTTAACTTTAGCTGAAAGTTCTTTTATTGCTTCAATTAAATAACCAGTAATGTTTCCGTAATTAACACTCAGTGTACCCATTTCATCTTCTGCGGTAAGTACAAGTTCTGGAGCAATCTTCTGCAATTCTTGTGCGATAACACCAGTAGAATCTTTATTAGTTTCATTTCTAACGTAATGTACGCCCCGCATTTCTGTTACTTTAGCTAAAGCATCCGGCACTGTTACTATGTTAGACTTTAGACGCTCATCCGAAAAAGCAGTCACATCATTATTAAATGTCGCCGCGCCAGCCGCAGACATATCCAAAGTTAAGGCTGTAATGGCTGAACCACCATCATTTCCTTGAAAAATCATGTCTTTATCAGACACAATTGATTTAAAAGTTAAATTGCTACTAGCAAGATTTATATTTCCCTCATGTGTTCCCGCAGATTTTAATAAGATATCATCACCCGCAGCGTCAAGAGTAATGTCACCGACGGCATCAATTATAAAATCATCTGTAGCTGTAAGCGTGTCAGCATCAAGAGTCATTTCATCTACGACTACACCAGCGTTAGCCGTTACTACTCCTGTAGCTCCCATCGTTCCAACTACTGCAATGTTCGTCGCAGTTAATTCTATTGTGTCTGTTGCTGCAATATCAAGGACCGTGGCACTAGCACCTTGTATAAATTGACTCGCGTCATTAAACATTAATTTGTTTGTACTGTTTAAGGTCAAACCAACGTCGTTTGTGTGGGTTAAAGTTGCGTCAACATCTGCGCCAAAACCAAGAACCGCAGAATCCGCGTTTAAGGTAAGATTGCCGCTTACGTTAAGGCCTGATAAAACATCATACACAACACCGCCGCTACCAAGTCCATCTGTTGCAATTACTTTAGTTCCACCCGCTGGAATAGCTATATTTGCGCCACTACCGCAGGTAAAAGTTAACGTAGCTGACGTTGAGTTAAACATAATCCAAACTTTAGAAGATGTATTTGGTAAGATTGTTATGGTACACGCTTGCCCACCACCTGTAAGTTTAAGTGCCATGCTTCTGTCTGAGTCTGACGCACCATCTGCTATTGTAATATTATCAGTTGAGGCGTTAGCAACAGCGCGAGTTCCCCAACCCAGTGCTTGACCGATCAACTCTAGGTTAAGGTTTGTTGTGGTACCCCATGTACCCGCACCATCTCCCGTTGCCATCTCGTTAAGTCTAAGGTTATTTACATAGGTACTAGCCATTTTATATGTTCCTTATGCCGCTATTTTTTTCCAGTCGGGTGTTTGTGATGCTGTTATAGCATTCCAACCAGGTGTTTGGGAAGGGACAATTCTTTCCCAAACGTTTTCTTCACCAACTGCGCCTGTTCCTACAACACCTATAGGAAATACACCAATAGAAATAACAGGTGTTTGAACCGTTCCAACAGATCCAGTAGCAGCAACACCTGTAGTTTGACATGGAGCACTTCCCGATACACTTACACTGCCAACTGCGCTAGTTCCGGCAACTCCAGTTGAAATAACAACAGGTATAGCTTGGCCCCAAGCTCCTTGACCCCAACTACCTCGTCCCCAACCTGTTATAATAGCCATGAGTTACCCCGTTAAGCTATACGAATAATTGCATTTGTAGCGTCTGGTGTTGGAAATTGTATCGTGAATGTTCCAGAGGAAGAAGTCTTGTT